CCCAGGCGCTGCGCATGCGCCAAGCGCAGGCCAAAAGCGATGGCCTGCAGCTCAAATTAAGCAGCGCCCTCCTAGCCAATCAATCCCTCACCTCGGAGATATCAAATGCTCTTCAAAATGCCACTTCGGGCCGCGCTTGCCTCTCTGGCCGCGCTCTCAGCCTGCTCGGCTCTGCCCCCGGCATCCGCATCGCTGCCCCAGTGCCCGAACCCGGGGCCGCTGCTCTTGCAGAAAGTCGCGCCACTGCCGCCGATACCGTCTCAGATGCAGCCCAGCTCCAAGCAGTGATCACCGATACCGCGCTAGCCATCTGGGCAGCGCAAGCAGGTGGCCTCTATGAGCAATGCCGCCAGCGCCTTGATGCCTTGGTCGATTGGCATGCATCTTCTCCTTGAAAAGTAAAACACCATGATCGACCAAGAAACCATCCGCACGGCATTGCAATTTGTCGCAGTGTTCGTGTTGCCCGCCATCTCCATCATCTACACCTGGATCGCCACGCGCGACAAAGACAACAGCCAGCACATCAAGGCCGTCGAGCAGGCGCTGGGCAATCAGATTGCGCTTCACGCCAACCGTATTGAGCGACTTGAATCTGAGCTCAGTCATGTGCCAAGTGCCAAAGTCATCAGTGATCTTTCGGCTGATCTGCGCGCCACACAGGCCACGCTTGAGGCATTCCAGCGCGAGATGCAATCCATGCGCAAATCAGTCAGCCGGATTGAAGACTATCTATTGACCAAGTAAACAAAAGGCAGCCATGAACTATTCGGATTTCCTGCGCCACGATCAGCGCCTTGTGCTGCTGCGCATCCTGCTGGAGATGCCAGCCTACAAGGCCAATAGCTCGGTGCTTGCGAATATGCTCAGTCAGCTCGGTCACAGCGTCAGCCGTGATTTGGTAAAAACTGAGCTGCGCTGGCTCAGCGAGCAAGGCATGCTCGCAGTGCAAGAGGTGGCCTCGGTGTTGGTAGCCACGCTCTCAGAGCGCGGGCAAGATGTGGCCGAAGGCCGCGCTGTGGTAGACGGCATCGCCCGTCCAAGGGCTTGATCATGGGACGCAAATCCAGTGTAGATCGTTTGGGTGCAGATGTCGTCTCGCATCTGTACAAACGCCTGCGAGAGAATCGCCTCACGCTCGATGAGCTGCGCGCTGATCTTGAATCTCACTTCCCCGATTTAGAAAAATCCGGCGATCTGCCCAGCCGCTCGGCGCTGCATCGCCATTCGCAAAGCATCAAAGATATCGTCGCGCATGAGCGCGAGATGCAAGCCGCAGCCAATGCCTTGGTGGCCGAGCTGGGCGAAGATTTTGATAGCAAAAGCGGTGCCCTCCTAGCCCAAGCCGTCACCACGCTGGCCAGCAAACGCGCCCATCAAGCCATACAGGCCGTGCAGGGCGGCTCAGTGATGGATATCTCCGATGTGCTCGATTTGGCCAGAGCGGCCAAAGTGGCGCAGGAAGCGCGCAGTTTGAATTTGAAAGAACGCCACTTCGTAGCCACTGAAGCGCGCAAAAAGCAACTAGCAGAACTCGCTGAAAAGCTCAAAGCCATGCCCACCAAAGGCGGCGTAACGGAAGACACCAAGCAAGCCATTCGCGCGGCGCTGGGGATCGTGTAATGGCACACAAGGGCAATGCACGAGTCATCCCCGCCAGCGATGGCATCTTCCTGCCATTCCAAGCCAAGTGGATCAAGGATGACAGCCGCCTTAAGCTGATGGAGAAATCGCGCCAAATCGGCCTGTCTTGGGCAAGCGCCTATGCAGGCGTTGAGCGCACTGCCGCGCAGGGCGCGCGCTTCGATCAATGGGTGAGCAGCCGCGATGATTTGCAGGCGCGTCTCTTCATCGAAGACTGCAAAATGTGGGCAGGCCTCATGAACATGGCCGCCAAAGATTTAGGCGAGCTGGTGATCAATGATAAAGATCGCCTCACCGCCTACGTCTTGCAATTCGACAGCGGCAAGCGCATCCACTCCATGAGCTCCAACCCTGATGCACAAGCAGGCAAGCGCGGTGGCCGCATCTTGGATGAATTTGCCCTGCACCCCGATCCACGCAAGCTCTGGGCCATTGCCTACCCCGGCATTACTTGGGGAGGCGCCATGGAGCTAATCTCCACGCATCGCGGCAGCCAGAATTTTTTTAACCAGCTCGTGCGCGAAGTGCGCGAGCATGGCAACCCCAAAGGCATCAGCCTGCACCGCATCACGCTGCAAGATGCACTCGATCAAGGCTTCCTGTCCAAGCTCCAGCAGATGCTGCCTGCAGATGATGCGCGCCAAGCGATGGATGAAGCTGCTTACTTTGATTTTGTCCGCGCAGGCTGCGCCGATGAAGAGAGCTTTCAGCAAGAATACCTGTGCAACCCTGCGGATGATGATCGCGCCTTCCTCGAATACGATTTGATAGCGTCTTGCGAATACCCGAGCACCCCGAGCGGAGCGGGCAATGAGCATTGGAAGCAACGCGAAAATGGCCGCTTGTTCGCCGGGATCGACATTGGCCGCAAGAAAGATTTAACCGTGCTCTGGGTGGTCGAGCAGCTAGGCAATCGCCTCTACACCCGCCACATCGAGCGCATGCAGAATATGCGCAAATCTGATCAAGAAAAAATCATCTGGCCGTGGATAGAGCAGTGTGATCGCACCTGTATCGATGCAACAGGCTTAGGCATTGGCTGGGCAGATGATGCGCAAGATAAGTTCGGCGAGTTCAAGGTCGAAGCCGTCACCTTCACGCAGCGCACCAAAGAAGCAATGGCCTACCCAGTGCGCGCGGCTTTTGAAGATAAAAACATCCTCATCCCCTACGACCCGAAGATCCGCGCCGATCTGCGCGCCGTCACCAAGCAAGTCACCACCACAGGAAATGTGCGCTTCACAGCCGAGAGCACACCTGACGGCCACGCCGATCACTTTTGGGCATTGGCGCTAGCCAAGCAAGCCGCCAGCCAACCCTCAGCCCCCATTGAATACCGCGCAAGCGGCATGCCGCGCGGTTTTGATGCGCAAGGATTTATGTAATGGCTACAGCTAAAAACCAACCCACTATGAAAGCCACGCGGCCAACCACGCCTGAGCTGCAAACCGAGGTGGCCAACCGTTTGGTTGACCCTTTCGAGACGGCCTTCCAAGGCATCATCCGCAGCAACGATCCGCTCTTGATTGAGCGCGGCGAGCATGGCAATCCGTGGGCACTCTACCGCGATTTAAAGCGCGATGGCAAGATATTCTCTTGCCTACAAAAGCGCAAGCTGGCGCTGATCAGTCGCCCTTGGAATGTCGATCCCATCGAAGAAGGCGAAGCTGGCCAAGCAGATGCTGAAATCGTCTCCGATATCCTCACCAATTTGCAGTTCGACAATCTCTGCTCAGAGCTCCTCGATGCGCTGATTGTCGGCTTTGTGCCCGCCGAGATTGTGTGGGATGTGCAGGCTGGCCGCATAGTTCCTGTGCGCGTTTTAAAGCGCCCCCAGCGCCGCTTTGTCTATGTGCAAACCGATGCCAATAAGCCCCCCGAGCTGCGCCTGCTGACTGCCGCCAACATGCTCACTGGTGAGCGCCTGCCCGAGCGTAAATTCATCGTGCATCGCGTCAATCCAGAGGATGACAACCCCTACGGAACAGGCATGGGCTTGCAGCTCTTTTGGGCAAAATTCTTCAAAAACAAAGCCATCCTGAGCTGGAACAAAACCAACGACCGTTTTGGCTCGCCCACCCCTTGGGGCAAGCATGCCAATAACGCCAGCCCTAAAGAAAAAGCCACACTCTTTGATGCCCTCAAAGCCATGAGCAACGATGGCGTGATGATGACCCCCGAGGGCGTGAGCATCGAGCTGCTAGAGAGCAAGCTCACGGGCACGATTCAAACCCAGAAACACCTCTGCGAATACATGGATCGCTGGATTTCCGAAGTCATATTAAGCCAAGAGCCCAGCCAATCCACAGGCGCTACAGCCTCAGCCGCCTCCGAGCGCGAAGACGTGCGCCTAGACATCGTGCAAGCCGATGCAGACTTGCTCAGCGACACGCTCAACAGCACCCTCATCAAGTGGATTTGTGAGCTCAACGGCCTCGCACCCTGCACCGTCAGCCGTGACATCAAAAAACCCGAAGACCGCCTAGCCAACAGCCAAACCGATGCCAACGTCGCAGCCCTAGGCTTCAAGCCCAGCTTGGAATACATCCGCGAGCGCTACGGCGACGGCTGGGAGCCAGCCACACCTCCTGCAGCACCTGCAGCACCTGCAGCTCCAACCGTCTTGCCCGCGCCAGCCAGCTTCGCCGAGCCCGGCTTGGTGGCCGAAGATCTGGATGCCATTGATGCGCTGGTCGATGCCGAGCTGGCCAACTGGCAGCCGCTCATCGTGCCCGCGCAGGATGCATTGCAACGCGCCATTGATCAATCCATCGCAGCAGGCGAGAGCGCCGCCCAGCTCATCGCCCGCCTGCCACAGCTGCTCGGTAGCCTGCCAGTTGATGCACTAGCTCAGTCACTCACTCACGCAGCATTCACCGCCCGCCTGGCCGCGCAAGCAGGCATCGCCACCAAGTAGCCATGCCCAGCGCAGCCCAAGAATTCGCCGCCCTGCAAAAGCTCACGCCCTCTGGGGCAGTTGAATATTTGCAGCGCCGCAACCAAATCACGCAAACCTTCGGCTGGCAAGACGTGTGGCGCGAAGAGCATGCCAAGCAATTCACCATCAGCCGCTTAAGCCGCGCCGATCTGCTGCAATCATTCCAAGAGCAAATCAGCAAGAGCGTGGGCGGTGATCTCTCCCGCCGCGATTTCATGCGTGATTCCAAAGCCATGCTAGAAAAAGCAGGCTGGTGGGGCACGAAAGAAGTCATCGATCCCGCCACAGGCGAAGTCCTCAAAACCACCTTCAACAACGCCCGCTTAAAGCTCATCTACGACACCAACACCCGCCAAGCCTACGCCGCAGGCCAGTGGGCGCAGCTCCAAGAGACCAAGGCCACCTTCCCCTACCTGCGCTACATCACCCAACGTGATGACAAAGTGCGCCCAGCGCATCGCCTCTGGGATAACCTCACGCTCCCCATTGATCACCCCCACTGGCGCACCCATCGCCCGCCCAACGGCTACCGCTGCCGCTGCCGCGTCGTCGCTGTCAGCCAGGCTGAGTACGACGCAGGCAAAACGCCCGAGGGTGGCGACATGCTCAAGCAAGCGCCCGATATCGTCATGCGCCAATGGCTCAACCAGCGCACCGGGCAGACAAGCAGCATCCCCACAGGCATCGACCCCGGCTTCGACTACAACAGCGGCATCGCCACCGAGCAGATCAAAGCCATGGAGCAGCTCCAGCGCGATAAAACCGCAGCCCTCAGCCCCGCCATCGCGCAAGCGGCTACCGCAGCCGGTTTAAAAGCCCCAAAAATAGCCAAGGCTGTAGCGGATCAGCCAAACTGGAAAACGCTTGGGCTGGCTGATTTGCGGCTTGCGAAGGAAAAAGGCGAGACGCCAGCGCTGCTACAAGAATCAGCCACTGCAGAAGAAGCTTTGGTAACGCTGCGCAATGCACTCGGCTTAGAAAAAGGCGGTTCAGTACTCATTCCAACCCCCGTCGAAAGCGTCAGAATCCACGATTCCAGCCTTCTACACGTCGTAGAAAAGCGCTTAGATACCCGCGAGCGCTTTGCCAACTTCATCAAGCCAACGCTGGAAACTCCAACTGAGGTGTGGGAAACGGCCTATGACGACGCAACTGTTCGCCGCAGATACATCAAGGTATTCGCTGGCGCAAGGTACGATTTACTGGTGATTGTTCGCGTCGAGCCTGATGGCAGCATCTTTTGGAACATGATGCAGCGCGAGCGAAAAGGCATGAATGCGCTTCGTCAAGGCAAGCTGCTCTATGAAGAAAAATAAACACGGGGGATCAAGCTCCCCCACAGATCTGGACGTGGCGGTCAGTTTTCAGGTGGTTATAGGCCCAGCGCCAACCACTTTCGCTCCCCGTGTTTAAGCCTTCATTCTAATCCCAAGGAGATCAAATGCTCAAAGTCACCGTTCAAAGCGCAGCCGTCACCGAGGTTTTGTCCCAGCTCCAGCGCAAAGCCAGTAATCTCACGCCAGCCATGCAAAGCATCGGCCAAACCCTGCAAACCCGAATCAGCGGTCGCTTCGAGTCCAAACGCGACCCACTAGGCAAATCGTGGGCCCCGTGGGCAGAATCTACAAAGAAAAACTACCCAAAAGACGGCAATAAAAAGCTCCTAGACCGCTACGGCGACATGCTAGCCAGCCTCAATCACCGAGCCAGCCGCACCAGCGTGAGCGTCGGCTTCGGTGCAGCAGGCTCCAAAGCAGGCGATGTCTACGCCGCCTACCACGAGTACGGCACAAAAAAAATCCCCCGCCGAGGCCTCCTATTCGCCGACCCCAACCAAGGCACCATCAGCCCCGCCGACAACCAAGCCATCCTAGACATCATCGGCCTGCACCTTAACCAAAAATGAAAGCACAAAATGGGTAACGTCTCAAAGATAGCAAAGCTGGATTTACAGCTTCAAATGCAAATCAACGATTGCATCCGGGCACATAGCTATATTCAGATCGACGTAATCTTGAGGGCACTCAAAGAACTAGGCTTTGAAGGCATACATCGGTCAAACCTTCACTGCTACATCGTCAAACTCAAAGCGCAAGACGCTTTAACAGCCAACCCAAATGAAGGCACAGTCATCACAATTGTCGAACGAGCTACCGGCGAAGTCAGAGTCATCAAATCCAGCGCATCCGCCGTAGCCATCGCTTCAATGATCGCCAAAATAAACGTGCCGCCAAATATTTCCTGATACGCAACACTCTTTCCTAACCTATCCCAACGAGTGCCAAAGAATCCCAATAAATCCAGTAAATATCGCGCGTGACCCTGGGTAAATATCTCACTCGGTCTTAATATGAGCATTC